ATTATTTGATATTGCTATATGAGTCCAAGTATTATTTGGAATTGACGCTGTACTATCACCCAAAGAATCACCATATCTTCCAAAATTTAATTTATTACTTGAATTAAGAAAAGTTATAAATGCCGCACCGTTACTTGCATTACCAAACATTATAGGTGTACCATTAATTGAAGAAGGATTAATCCAAAAACTAATACTAAAAACAGGATTACCTGTTATATTAGGTAAAGGTATTTGTATATAAGCACTTCCTCCATTTAAATAAGCAGCCGCACCAAACTTACCTCCGTTAATAGAATGTGATGATGAACCATCTCCTTCGTATAATACTACTCCAAAGTGTTCTGATGGTACTAATGCACCACTAGGTGGTTTAACTAATAATCTTTTTCTAAGACTCATATTCTGGGTAATCGTATAATATAACTTGTTTTTTTGTAGTTAAAGCGTTTACTTCGTTTTCTACTTGTGTAGTTTGGTTACGCAGTAATTGTCTTGCTTCTACTATTTCGGTAGGTACTGTTTCACCATTGTCTGTTTGTCTTATAATATACCAATCTGTTTTCGCTAATTCACTACCTGTTATATGTTTATAGTTTGTGATCTTTTGCTCTTTTAACTCTGCTAATGTTTGCGACCAAGTTTTATCTATTGTATCTTTTCTAAATACTGTTGCTGCTGTATCCCAATATATTTCACCTAAGTCGTGTATTCTAGAATCATAATTCTCATCTATTATTACATCAAATAAACCTGCATTACGAAGCTCGTCTGCTGTCATACTTCTAGCGTTTAAATGATACCCTGTTGACGATTTAAACTTTACTGGTACGTCCGGGTATGTAGTTATTATTCCATTGTTATTTACTGCTTTCATAATTATTTTTGTATTACTATATAATAATATTTGTTATCTTCTAAATATAAATCTCCTAATTGTTCTGTTTCTTCATTAATTTGTGGATCTATTATTGGAAAAAAACCTTCTTCTTCTAATACTTCTATTGGTGAACTACAAAATCCTTTTGTGTATAATTTCACACCGTCCCAATACGTTGGTAGATTTTTATATACTTTTATTTCACCATTTATATTATTTGCCCACATTATGCTTCTTGACTAATTGTTGCCCATTGTTCTGTTGATCCGTTAGTACTAACTATTTGTATTAGGTTTGCTACTGTCCCATCGTAAGTTCCTGTTATTTCTTTTACACTTGCAGGTAAAGTTAATGTATAATTTCCACTTATTACTAAATCAACTGTCATACCTGTACTAACGTTACTAAATGTAAGTGTAGTGTTTGCACTTAGTGTTTTAGTATGTACTGCTGCACTTGACCAATCTACATCACTTGCCGATATAGCTGCTGAAGTAGTATATTCTGCACCTAATTTAGAATAATTAATTGCATCATCTGCTACCATAGTAGTTGCTACTGTTCCAGTATCACCTGTACCTACTAAATCTCCTGAAGCTGTTGGCAATACTAATACTGCACTACTTGCTTCACTATGTGGTGCTGCTTTTAATGTTTGATAATGAGCGTTACTTACCTCACAGTACATTCTCATTTCTGCTACATTACCCGTATTACTTCTTATTTGTATCGATCCATCATCTATCGTTACACCTCCTGTACTTCCATTTCCTCCTATTGTTAATGAACTTGAAGTTGCAGTTAATGATGCTCCTAATGCTACTGATGTACCACCTATAGTAACTGCATTATTTGTTAATGAAAACTCTGTACCACTTAATGTTAGACCACTACCTGCTGTGTATGTAGTATCTGTGTCAGTTGCCGCTATTGTAATTGAACCATCTGCATTTGTTATTGTTACATTTGTACCTGCTGTAATAAGTGCATTTTCAAAATAACTATTTGTTGCATCATATATTAAAACGTTTCCTGCTGCAGGAGTACTAATATTAGCGTCTGTAAGATCGTTTAATGCTGCGTCTAAGGCAAAGGTAGTACCTGTTAAAGAAAGTCCCGTACCAGCGCTATAAGTAGTGTCTGTAGAGGCAATAGTTATGCTTCCATCTGCGTTAGTTATACTTACATTACTTCCAGCTGTTAATAAAGCGTTTTCAAAGTATGAATTACTAGCATCGTAAATCAATAAGTTTCCAGCTGCTGGACTTGTTAATGTTACGTCTGTTAAAGTTGATAGTGTATGTTCTGTTGCAGTTGGTACTCCACTAGAATTACCTAACCAGAAATAATTTTGTTGTATATTTGGTATATCATTACTTCTAATAATAGATGAAACAATTATTGATCCTGCACTCGAAGAATTTACTCTACCTACTTTACCTACATTTTGTATTAATGCTGTTCCTGTTGGTTTTGTGGTTGTCAAACCTCCTCCTGATTTTACATAAATCGTATCATTTTCTGATGGCGTTACTCCGTCTATTGGATCAGTAGTTAAGTTTTTAAGTACACCACCTGTTACTAAATATCCCTCACCATTATTTGCTAAGTCTTGTAGTAATAAACCTGTTGCAGGCATAGTACTCGATGATGCTGAATCTGCTGCAGAAACCTCTACCCTGTTAGAAGTACCTACTGTACCCGTAATATAAACTGGCGTACCTTTTGTTAAAGTACCACCTGATGTGTTTTTACATTCAATTCTTACTTGATCAGTACCTTCGCTAGCAAGTGTTATAGTATCTCCTGTTTCAGTTATAGTTATATTGCTACCTGCTGCAAGTGTTACATCGTCTGTACTAGCATCACTGCCAGTTAATCTTATTATTGCATCACTTCCTGATGTTTCACTACTTAAAGTATAAGTTGTATCAGTATCTGAAGCTGCAGCAATAGTAAACGATGGATATGTTCCTGTTACCGTAACATTTGCACCACCCGTTAAAGATACTGTTTGATCGGGAGCAGAGTTAGTTACTGTAAAGTTCGGATATGTACCCGATGTAGTTATACCCGTACCTGCTGTAAGAGCAACCGTCTGATCAGGTGCTGTATTAGCAATAGTTAATGTATTGTTAACGTCATCATAAGTACTACTAATTGATGTACCTGCTACTATTAAATTAGAAACTCTATCATCTACACGCTCTGAAGTATAATAAAGATTTCCTCCTTCTGTTAAATCACCTGTATTTTTTGTTCCAAATGCTGTGTCAAATCTAGCCGTTGTGTAATAAAGATTACTCGTGCCTTCGCTAACTGAATCTGTATCGAAACTAATATTTGCACTACCATCAAAAGAAACACCATTTATAGTTCTTGGTGTTGATAAGGTATCTGCAGTTGATGCGGCTATTCCTAAGCTGTCTACATATGTTTTAGTAATATGTGCTTGAACTTCACCAGCGCTTGGTCCAGTATAGGAAATAACTCCTGTAGAACTGTTGTAAGATAAAGAACCGTCTCCACCATTGTCAACCGCACTTATTAAAGCTCTTACATTTGCATCCGAAGGTCCAGTATAAGTAAACACACCTGTTGTATTATCATAGCTAAAACTTCCAAGTCCGCCTGTATCATTTGCAGATAAATCTGTTAAACTTATTCCCGCTCCACTATTAGCTATTGTAAAACTTGGATAAGTACCACTTACTGTTATACCTGTACCAGCAGTTAAACTTACTGTTTGGTCAGGTTGTGTATTTGTAATTGTAAAACTAGGGTATGTACCGCTAGTAGATATTCCTGCTCCTGCACTTAAAGATACAGTTTGGTCAGGACTAGTGTTTGTTAATGTTAAAGTACCATTAGCATCGTCATATGTTTTTGAAATACCTGTAGATACTTGTAGTAAAGTGTTTACTTGATCATCTACTTTTTCTGCAGTATAATATTCGTTAGATCCCTCTGTAATATTATCAGTTGTTAAACTTATATTAGCAGTACCATCAAAACTAACGCCTGCTATTGTTCTTGCTGTTTCTAATGCTGTTGCTGTATCTGCATTACCCGTTACATCTCCTGTAAGGTTTCCCGTTACATCTCCAGTTAAATTACCTGTAACATTACCTGTAACATTACCTGTTAAATTCCCTGTTACGTTCCCAGTTAAAGGTCCACTAAAAGCATTAGCAGTTACAGTACCATTAGCAGTTAAATCACCGCTTGTATTCATACTTAAACCACTAGCGTTACCAGCACCATCTGTGATTGCTTGTAATGCCGCAGCTAGAGTTCCGTTATCTCCTACTTTTAACAGCGAAGTATAAGTACTACTTATTGAATTTCCAGTTAATGTCGCCATTTTTCTTTAATTTATTATTTATATACTTTTTTAATTTTACTATATTTTTATTTTTTACTTTATATCTTTTCATAAAACCCACCCGTTGAATAAATTATCTTTGTCTGGATATACATCCTCGTTAGAGTTTTGATTATACTCTGGAAATAAATTATTATTAAAACTTAAATAATCTATCATCCTTCTTATATAATACTCTGCAAACTCTCTTTCTTTATTTACTAGATAATCTACTTCGTTTTTTGTTACACTTTCTGCGTTTTCACTTATATGTTTAAATACTCCTGCATTTTTTACTTGGTATGCTGCAAATGGTAAATAATCCATCATAGCAAAATGTATTAAAGCAGGTTGTATGTAATTGTTTACTAGTGTTAGGTAATCTCCCGTTAATGTATCACCAGTTATTTTAGTTTCTAGCGCTTCATATAGTTTAGTACCTAAGAAATTTTGTATATGTATTTCTTGTGCTAATTTTATATAAGGCAATAACTTGTCTACATCTACATTACCATCTAGTATTGTATTCTTTTTTAAATCCTGAACTTTTATAAATAATACCTGTGCCATTATTTTCTAGCTTTTTTATATCCTTTATTTGGCATATCCTTAGGCGCTACTTTAGCTTTTTTATGCCCTGCTGGTCTTGGTTTATACGTTTTAGGAATTGTTGCTACTTCTTCACTACTTGATAATGCTTTATCCTCATAGTATTCACCATCTTTTTTCTTTTTTAATTTATATAACCTTTCTTCCCAATAATGCCCGCAATTAGGTCCACCTTTGTATTTAAATAAATCATATGGTTGTCCTTTGTGTCCAAATGACTTATTAACTCCTTCCCTTGATGCTTTATCAATATCTTCTAATCTATACACTACACCACTATCTGATCTAGACATCATTGTTTTACAAAAACCTCTAGTATTATCGCTAGAGTATTTTTCAGAATATGCATATCTTACTTTATATATACTTTTATCTAAATAACTATCACTGCTAGGTTTAGATTTAATAGATTCTAATTCTATATCATTATTTACAACACTTTGTTTCCAAGTATCAATATCTTCGTTATCATCAGAATATTCTCTACTAGCTATAAGCTCATAATCATCCATAGTTTCACCGATAAGTGTATCTAAGAAATAATTTGCTGTATCATCATTTAAATCATAATCAGCAGACAGTTCTGCTTTATCTTCTAAATCAACACCAGTTTCTTCTTCTCTAGTTTCATCATCAACTAAATTACCTTCTAAGTCAGTAAACTCTAATGGCTGTAGTGTTTTAAAG